TTGCCTATGGCCGCACCGCACTCGCACCGGTCACGATAGCCGCCAGGGAGGCATTCGCTGACCGTGGCGATCATCTCGTCAACCTCGCGCATTCCGGCCTCGGCCTGGGACCATGGAAGGTTGCGGAGCCAGCCCTTGGCGCGGGCGCCCATGTCCATGACTTCCCCGATCATTTCGCGGGTGAGTGGGTCGGGGGATTGCAGTGCGCGGGTCATTCCCCTGCCCTCCGAACGATGATCCGCTCCAGCTTGCGGGCTTCCTCGGAAAGCGCGTCGTCAATCGCAATCAGTTCCTCGCGCTCGGAGTCGAGGGCCTTGTCGGAAAGATCGAGGGCTGACAGTTCGGCCATGATCGCCTTGCGCCGGTCGGCATTGCGAAGGCGAAGCCCGTTCACATAGGTCATGCGGCCAGATACGGATTCGCGCTTGTCCTGCACGTCCTGATGGAGCACGCCGGGGTTGACCCTGGCACTGTCCTGCTCAACGTGGATCGAGTGTATTTTGGCGGTGTTCATCGTAATGCTCCTTGATCTCCGGGGCGATCCACTCGCCCCATGTGTTGCCGGTATCAATCAGCCACTTCGCCAGACGCACGCGCAGCAGAACGGGCAAGAAACGACGCCAGCCGCGCGGAACGGTCTTGGGATTTTCGGAGTGCATCGCGGGCCTCTTGGATTGCCATTTGCTCAAGGTCGCGCATCTCATATGCGTCGATCCTTCCCGCCTCCTCGTCCACGATTGAGCGCACGCGGCGCTCCGTCCACTGACGCTTGCGAAGGCGGATTTCGTCTTTCGGAAGTCCGCGCTCGACACGCTTCACGGCTTCAAATGCTGCCCCGATCACGCGCTTGCGCGGCGTGGCGTCGAGGGGCCAGATTTCGTCAATGATGTTCCGAGCAGCCGTTACATCAGACATGGCTTCGCTCCTGGGACGATTGTCCAGATTCGTGGGATGCTTTTTCGCCATCGTGGAATGCCTTCCGTGCTTTTGTTGAAGCACTGGAAGAACGGACACACGAAAGGTGACGACGATGACCAGCCGAAGCGCAAATGCCGCCAAGCAACTCATGCTTCCGCTGGAGGAATTCCTTGCCGGCGAGGCAGCGAGACGCGCGCCAAACCGGGAGCCGCGACAGATCGGATCGATCGTTGCGGAGATTGTTGAAAAGGCTGGCCAGAGACGCCGGGAGGTTGGGGGCAGCGCCCCTGGCCATGCGGATCGCGAGGGAGGACACACGACCCGATCTGAAACTGGAAAGAGCGCCCGAGCCGAAGCCCGGGCCAGTTATCGACATCGTCGGAAACACACGCCTTGCGGCGGACCGGTTTCCAAAATCCTGCCCAGAACCATTCTGGACAGGCCCATGCACACGAACGGCGCGGTTGCCGTTGTGGTGGTGTGCATAGGTATGGCCAGCGAAGCGGAGCATCAGGAAACGACCTCCGGTTCTGAAACGTGGATTGAGTTTTGAGCGTCCGATGCGATAACGCTGAATGTCGCCAAGTCCTCCTCCTGCTTTGTCAGGGGCCGGAAACAGGACGCATGCCAGTGATGGGCTTGGTCGTAGCCTTTGAGCAGGAGCCAGTCGCCACAGATGTCCGTCACGACATCTGTGATGACGCAAACCTCATTGTAAGCAGGCTTTGGCCGCACAGCGTCGAGCGGGTCGTACTGGAGCACTTCCCACCGGTCGCGCTTGATGCAGACGCACTTGACGCCCTTTGCTGCCCACGCGCTCATGCCAACCATCCCTTCGAGAACATGACCCACGCCCCCGTTGCGACCAGGAGCGCTCCCATGAGCAGACCTATGATGATCTGGGCCTGGGTGTTGCGGCGGTGCTTGGCGTTGATGTGGTCCAAAAGCTCTTGGGGCATCAGATAGACCCCCGCAGCGCGCCAGCCATACGGGCCAGCACAATCATGGTGGTGGGAATGCCGAGGGATATGGATATGAGGAGAATGGTGGTCATGCTGCCTCACCGCCATCGGTATCGAGAGCGCGAACCGCTTCGAGACATTCGGTCAGGCACTGGGCGGCAAGGTCGGGCGTGACCTCCATGTTCGCGGACATGCCGCGTCCCATCCATTTGTACCAAGACACGCGAAGGTCGCGCCAAGCGAAGTTCCACGGCTGGTCATCGCTTCCCCAGTCGTACGCATGCACCTTGAAGGTGTCGCACTCGAAGCGGTTGCCGGTGTTGCTGAAAGGGTTTTCGTAATCTTGCTGATCGCGGTTCCACATCACCCGATTAAGTTCTATGGCGATGCGGTCGAACACGGCCTCAAGGATTTCCGGCACGTCAAACTGTTGCGTCGGCTGACCAAATGCCATTTGACCGAGTTCAGGCTGGAAGGCGCTCATGCTGCCGTCTCCTCGACTTCGGCATGGTGCGCCGCGACCAATATGTCATTGGTGAGCGTGAAAGCTTCGCGCTTGTCGCGCGCCGCCAAATCGGTGTCAGGCGCTGCATTGACCAGCGCGGGCCAGTACGAGACATCGATCCGGCCCCGACGGCTCATTTCTGAGACCGTGCTGGGGCCTTTGCCGATGATCCGACCGACTGCGGTGTTACCGCCGAGAGCTTTGATGATGTCACGAACTGTCTGCATGGTTCGTATTTCTTACATCATTCGTGTCAGTCATGTCAACATGATCCGTGTCACGACTTCTGCGAATGTCGCGCCATGACCACGAAAGCTGACAGATTGCGGGAGTCGCGCCTCGCCGCTGGGTTCAAATCGACCCTTGCCGCCGCCGAAAGGCTGGGGGTGAGCGCGTCGACCTATCGGGCGCACGAGAACGGGCAGAACGACTTCAACGATGAACAGGCGCAGCATTATGCGCGAACGTTCCGGGTATCGCCCGCCTACCTTATGTTCGGGACAATCGATGATGCCAGCCGCCACCCCGACGCCGAAGGCTTTGACCACACAAAGACCATGCGCATTCCGGTGCGAGGCGAGGTCGCTGCCGGCCAATGGCTCGAAACCGTTCCATTCCTCGATGATCTCGAAATAGACGACTGGCTCGACGGGCTGGCCGTTCCTGAGGGCATGAAACAATTCACCTATGCCCTGAAGGTGAAGGGGCCATCGATAAACAGGCTGGCACCTGACGGCACCTATCTTGTCTGCCTCGACATCACGTCTGGCGTCGAGATCCATCACAGGGACGTGGTGATCGTGGAGAAAATTCGGGACCAGGGCGCGTTACGCGAGGTGACCGCAAAACGATTACTGCAACGCGGCGACGAGCTGGTGCTGATGCCCGAATCGGACGATCCGGCGTGGCAGAAGGAGATCGTCCTGAAAGACGATCCCTACCAGATGGACGCAGAAATCAGGATCGTGGCCAAGGTCAAGCATGTGGTGCGACCGCTATAGCCATTCAGGAGGGGGATATGCCGAGAAAGCCAAAAGACCCACGTGAGCTGGCCGCCCGTGCTCTATGCGATCTCCATGGCCACCCTCCCGATGCCAAGATGGACGGCAAGCCGCTCTGGGAAAGCTACCTCGATGAGGTGGACGTGGTTCTTGCCGCCGTGGGCTTTGAGACTGGCACGGTCACGAGCGTCAACGATAACGATGCGGATAGCCAGTAAGGGGGAGAGATGGCCGAGGGATTTGGGCGCTACCTGGTGCTGATCGGCGCCAACACGAAAGACAGCACGTTCCCGCGAAAAATGGAGCGTATCAAGGCCGGGTTGGGTTCATTGGTCGCGCCAGTGATGGGCGGGGATGCCTACGTCGCTTTCGGCGTCGTTACGGATTTTGATGCCGGTGAAATCGCAGAAATGATCTGGAAAACCGACAAGACATTCAAGGTCTCTGCCTTTCAGATCGGTAAGGACTTTTCGCTTGGGTCGGCCCCGATGGGGCAAAACTTCTACGAGATCATGAGCCAGCATCCGACATGGAAGTCCCGGCGCGACGAAGATTGGGATTAATCCCTGCCCAGCACGACACAGCGCCAGAACGAACCCCACTGGTCGCCATAGCCATCTGGCCATTGAAACACGCGATAGAAGTTTCGGTAGGCTCGCCAGAGGCCGATTCGGCGACAAATCTCACAGATCATAGACGCCTCCTAAAGCGCGCCTGAACGGCGCTTTCTCTCGCGCGGCTCAGAACTGAGAGGTTACGGCAAGAGCCTCTGTCTCTGAGTTCGTGGAAGCGCTGTAAAGCGCGCTTACCACCCGCTCCAAACCTTTCGCTACGCTCAAGGCTTGTCGCTAACCCCAGAGTCTTATCTCCGCGCGGGAAACGTTTGTCAAGAAAATTCCGACACGCAAAATGTCACGCTCTATCGGCTGTGTAATTCTCTGACATGAATTATGTTGACACGCATCATGTCATCTGCGATAACGAGAAACACCAGCGAGGCCGAAGACGCTTTCAGCAGATCGCCTCACCCCGAGAACCGATCGCCCTACCGGGCCGATCTTCTCACCACAGATGGAGCGCCGGATGACCGACTACACCGTGATTTTGAAATGCCCCGATTACGTCGAAGCCGAGGACAACGGTTATTCCGGAACGTGGATGGGTCATGTCGTAGCCGAAACGCCAGAGGATGCCATCGACGCTGCGATACAGATCGCTGCCGAAGACACTGGCCGCGAGATCAGTGCCGACCCTGCTGATGGGCCACAAGCCGGCGACTGGGGCTTTGTCTCTATCTTCGCTGGCCACCTGAACAACCTCTACACGCCCTGACACCCCCATCCCCTCACCGGAGGCAAAGACGATGACACTCCAGACCGGAAAAGACGCGATGGTAACGCACCCGCTTTCGACCGTTTACGGCTCGTACGTGATCGAGTTCGACGGAGCGGCGCAGTTCGTGACCGCTGATCCATCCGTCCTGTTCGAACAGCTTGAGATAGTGGAGTTCACCGACGCCTACATGGTGAAGGTCATTCTCCTGTCCAGCGAAAATTGGATCCGTGACGATATCACCTTCTTTGTCTGGGAAGCCATGGCGGAGCACTACGCCGGCACCACGAACATTCCGAGCGATTGGGACGAATGGACCGAAACCATCGGTCATGCCGATCTGGGCTTTATCCAGTTCGGATACGACGAGTTCAACCCTAACGCCGAACGCGCCAGACGCAAAGCTGGGGACGAAAAACGCGCCGCCCGACTGGCGAAGCTCAACAGGCCCGACCCCGACGCCGTTTGTGTTCGGAGCGTAGCATGATCGCCTCCCTCGCAATAGCGGCCTCTCTGGCATCGTTCATGCCGCCGGCACAGTTCGATTACGAGCCGAGACAAGCTTACACCGTCACCGAGTTTTCGGCCCCGATGCTCAAGATCGTCTGCCGGTCTGGCCAGTATGCAGGAGGCCGAGTGCCCTACGCCTGCACGTACCGATCGCTGAACGCGATCTTCATTCTCAACACGCTCACGGGCGCCAATCGAGACATCATCCTGCGCCACGAGAAAGCGCATCTGAACGGGTGGAACCATGACTGAGAGATTCAACAGCGTGATGGTCGAGTGGAAGTCTATCGAGACAGCGCCGAAGGACGGATCGTGGGTACAGCTTTGGCGCGCGCCCGCTGAATTCGGAACCCGCGCTCCGCTCATTTTTGGACGCTGGCATGGGTTCGACGACGGGGACGCGGCATGGGTGTGGCCGGATGAGGTCTATGACCCCTTTAGCGATGAAGGGCGCGATGACGCCGACGGCCTGATCGATCGGGGCGATTTCTACGAAGCGACCGATTTCACACACTGGATGCCCCTCCCGGCGCCTCCCTCCCCCTCCAACCAGACAGAGAACACAAATGACTGAGCAGAAGCATGCGACCGCAACGCAAAGTAGGCGTGGGTTCTCCGCTATTGGGCTAGTGAGGCCAAAGGACAAGGCAAATGTCGGGAGCGTCTTGCGCGCCGCTTGGTGCTACAGCGCAGCCATGGTGGCCATAGAGGGCGACAGAAGCCCGGTTCGCCATGCCGCCGACACTCCACGGGCTTGGCGTCATTTGCCCGTCCTGCGCCCTGGCAGCTTGCGCGACGTGATCCCGTTCGATGCCATTCCTGTCGCGGTCGATTTGGTCGATGACGCTGTGCCGCTGCCGTCCTTTCAGCATCCGGCCCGCGCCTTCTACATTTTCGGCCCGGAAGATGGGACGCTTGGCGCCCGGCATCTCGACTGGTGCCCGCATCGCGTGATGGTGCCGACACGCTCGTGCATGAACCTCGCGGCCACGGTCAACGTCATTCTCTACGACCGGATGGCCAAGGCTGATCGTCAGGCGCGTGGGCTTCGCAACGCTGATCTGGGAATGACGGCATGACTCTCCGCAACACCCTCATATCCGCCTTTGCATGTGGTGGTGGGCTGGCTCTGGTGATGTGGTTCGCCTTCCAATGGCGTCACGGGGAGACTGTGTTCCAGTCTCTTGGGTGGGCGTGATGGGCACCTGCTCCGACCCCATGCTGGTGTTCTTTTCGCAGAAGGCAAAGGCATTGGCCAAAGCCGGCGACATGGACGCCCTCAAGGCCCTGATTGACGAGGCCATTGAGAACAAGCGCGCCGGTTACGGCCCGCCTCTCTCCGACATCAACACAGCAATCGAGCTGGAACAGAAGCTCAAGAAAGGACGTGCAGCATGAGCGCCAGGTTCCTCGATCCCCAAGCATGCCGCGATGCCTGTGAGCGCGCCGCTGCCGGCCTCAATGCCACGGCTGACAAATACGAGGCGGATGGAGACGCACAGGAAGCCGCACGGCTGCGTGAAGGCGCTGCCCGGCACTTGGCATGGCGCGATGTGTTTGCCGACCGCCTGCCCTCCCCTGAGGCGCAAGAGGAGGCCGCATAAATGGCCCAGTACCTTTACCTCGATATCGAAACCCTGCCCACGACCGATGAGGCGATGATTGCCGAGATCGAGAAGTCGATCACGCCGCCGGGAAACATCTCCAAAGCCGAGACAATCGCCGCCTGGGAGAAGGACAAGAAGCCCGCACTGGTTGCCGAGGCAGTGTCTAAGACCGCCCTGAACGGCGCGTACGGCAAGGTGTGCTGCATTGGCTGGGCATGGGGCCATGAAGAAACGACCGCGGTCACTGGTGCCGATGAAATCGATCTGCTCGGCCAGGTGTTCAAGATGATCGAGCAGGGCAAGCCCGGCGGGTATGAACGCCCGGTGATCGTTGGCCATTTCGTGGCCGGGTTCGATATCCGGTTTCTTTGGCAGCGCGCGTTTGTTCTTGGCGTCAGGATGCCAGCTTGGTTCCCCAGAGATCCAAAGCCTTGGTCCCAAGAGGTCCATGACACCATGGCCATGTGGGCAGGTGCCCGCGAAACCATCAGCTTGGACAATCTGTGCAAGGCGCTGGGCTTACCCGGCAAGGGCAATATCGACGGTTCCATGATCGCTGACCTTTGGGCGGCGGCAGATTACCCCGCCATCACCGAATACTGCCGGCAGGACGTTGAACGCGTCCGCCAGGTTCATCTCAAGATGCTTCACGCCATGGGAGAAGTCGCATGAGCAACACCGAACTCTGGGACAAGCTGGGCAAGACCGACCCGGCGCACACAAAGGCATTCACGCGTGGCGGCGGGTTCAAAGGAACTGCCATCAAGCCGATGTGGTCTTATCGCCGCATGACAGAAGAATTCGGCCCGTGCGGGACCGGGTGGGGCATTGGTGAGCCATCGTTCCAAGTCGTTCCGGCCGGGGATGAAACCCTCGTCTTCTGCACCGCCTCCGTCTGGTACGGCGAGGACCGTAAAACGGTCTATGGCGTCGGTGGTGACAAGGCTGTCGTCAAGTTCAGCACCGGCGTCCGCTCCGATGATGAAGCCTTCAAGAAGGCTTTCACCGACGCGATCACGAATGCCTTGAAGATGATCGGCGTCGGCGCTGACGTTCACATGGGCATGTTTGATGACAACAAATACGTCAACGACATGAAGGCCGAATACGCGGGCAACGGAACCGCGCCCGCCGAAGGCAAGCCATCCAAGGCAGACAGCCGCCCCGCCTACACCGCGTTCGAGAAGCGCATCAGGGAAGCCGGATCGCAGCCCGATCTTGAGGCGATCTGGGGCGAGATCAGCAAGGCCGACTTCCCGGCAGACTGGCGTGAAAACCTCGTGGGCGAAATCAACAATCGCATCGCGGAACTGAAAAGCCAGAGACAGCCGGAAAACGCTTAACACCAGCGCAGGTCGGGGGACGGCGGAAACGTCGCCCCAGATGCGCAGGAGGATCACATGGCACAGCGCATTGTAGAGGACGAGTTCGACCGGGATCGCTTGCTGGCATTCATCGCCAAGCAAGAGCCGCCGTTCACCGTCAACGTCAGCACTGGCGGGCGCAGGTCGATCGCTCAGAACCGCCTAATCCATTTGTGGATGGGCGAGATTGCCGAGCAGTTGCCGGGATCGTTCGAAAGCCCCGAGCACGTGCGCGGCCATTGCAAGTTGCACTATGGCGTGCCGATCCTGCGCGAGGTCGATGAGCACTTCCGCGAAGTCTATGACAAACAGATCAAGCCCTTGCCCTATGACCTCAAGATCGCCTGCATGATGGAGCCGATCGCGCTCCCCGTCACCAGCCGCATGAACACCAAGCAGCTATCCGCCTATCTGGACGCCGTGCATCGCGAGTTCAGCACCCAGGGCGTCGAACTGACCATCCCCGAGGACAAGTCACTGGACTGGCGGCCCTCTCCCCCGATCACAGCTTATGAGGATGCCTGACATGACCGATACAATTCTGCCCTGCCCGTTCTGCAATGAGGCCCCGCACGTCGACAAGACAATGCGCGAGTACCCAGCTGACGATAAGCATCCCGCTGGCGAATACGAGGCGTGGGTGGACATCTCGTGCGACACATGCGGCTTCCATATCGGTGAGGAATACAAATCCGAAGCCATCAAGGCGTGGAACACTCGTGGCGGTATCGCGCCCGATAGCGAGGACGATGACGCATGAACATCTCCCGCACAGTGAAGCGCGCCATCAGAAGCTGGATAGCCTGGCGCCGTCGCAAGGCCTTCATGGCAGAGCTTGGAGTTGATGATCTGGCCACGAAATTTGCCACGGCCAAGCGCCAGCACAAACCCACCCGCAAGCTAGAGCGCCAGTTGAAAGAGGCGTGCACGGCTAAGTTGAGGAGCGAATTGCACCATGGATAAGGCACAGCTGGAAGCGCTTCTGGAGCGCGTGGAAAAGGCGACGGGGCCGGATCGGGAGTTGGACTTCCTGATTGAGGCTGAAATGGAGAACCGCGAAATCCGTTTCGTGGATCACCCCGAGTTCGGCCGCCAGATGCTCGCCAAGCACCGTCACGCCCCGTTCGATGAGTGCTGGATGGATCACCCCGCCGCAGTCAGCAAGGGTTATACGGCATCTATCGACGCATCAAAGGCCCTCGTGAGCCGCAAGTTCTCCAACTGGCAGTTGAACATTCACGACTATGGCATGTTCTCCGAAGCGTCGATTGGCTCATGGATATCCGAGCCACGCAGTGAGGCGCCTACGGCGCCGCTGGCGATCATCAAGGCAATGCTCAAGGCCCTGATCGCTCAGGAGGCCGCATGCGCAAGCTGACCCCCGACGAACACACCATCGTTTCCCGCATTGCCGAGTTGGGCGGATCATACTGCCCGTCATCGGGAACGCTCGATCATCCAGACGCGGTTGCCATCCTCCGATCGTTGAAATCCAAGAAGCGGATTTTCGAGGTCGAGGACACGGACCTGCCGACTTTCCGGCTCAGCCAGCAAGGTTGGAACGATGCCCAATCTTGAGATGATCCCCCACACCAAACGCCGGTCCATGACCAAGGCCCGCGCGGCCAAGATATTCCTTGCTCACAACGGGATCTGCGTGAATTGCGGCGTCCAGATCAGGCAGGGCGAAGGCTGGTTTATCGAGCATCGCATTCCGCTGGCACAGGGCGGCACTGACGACGATGCAAACACTGGCCCGGCGCATACCAAGTGCAAGGCCGGAAAGGACGCCACAGACGCCGCCAGCAAGGCCAAGAGGGACCGTATCGTTACGGCGGGCCTCAAGACACCCAGCCGCGGCAAACTCCAATCCAGGGGCTTCGCTAAGGCGCCCCCGCAACGATCAGCAACGCGCCCTCTGTCGAAGCGGGAAGCACAGGAGCAATCATGACCGATAGTTGGATGGACCAAAGCAATCACGAAACGAAGGCGACCCTAGAGCGGGTCCGCAAAGAAGTTGGACGCGGGGCGACCCCCGAAGATGCAATCAACAAAAACGCGCACACCGCCGAAAGCTACGCCGCAGCCTTGCGAGAATACAACCTTTCCCCAGTCATCCCAGATTAAGAGCGCACCATGATCACACCAGAGATGAAAGAGCGCGCGGCATCGATCCTTCGCTCCTATGGAGTTGATGACGTGGCCTATGACCTTGGGCATGAGATATTGGCTCGATGCCTGCCCCTCTCCCCCTCTCGCCTATCAGCCAATGATGAGGGGGTGACGGATGACTATGTGCGCGGGATGAGACGTGCCGCAGAAATTGCCATGGAGGAGAACAAGCGCCGCCTTGCATTGGCCTCGATCCGCGTCCCAGCAATGGCGGTTGAAATACGAGACGCGATCCTAAAGGAAGCCGCCACCCAACCCCCAACCCCTGCCAGCGGGGGGCAGATGGAGGGCGAAGATGCGGTCCACGAGCTTTACCTCGACGCATTGGCCGAGGCTGAGAAAGCCATGCGGAAATTCCCGCAACCAAACTACGTTATATCAAAAGTCGCGGAAGAAGCGGGCGAGGTTGTAAAGGCAGCTATTCATTGCGCCGAGGGGCGCGAAACGCACGCCGCGCTTGTTGGCGAGATCAGGCAAGCAATGGCAATGTTGATCCGCCTCTACATCGAAGGCGATCAGGTTCACGGGCTATCATCGCCCCGTGCCGCCCTCGAAACCCGACATTATCAGCCGGGAGATGTGACAGGTGGGACGATACCGCGCCTTGAAAATTGCGGGCGATATTTAGCCGAAGACAACAAGGGCCAGTGGCACTATCTGAACCATGCAAACACTTGGCAAGGGTATCAAGGCCCACACCCCGACGCCGGTAAGCACGAAGGGGTAAAGATCGCCCCCGAGGACGACTATTACCGTGGCGACCCAAGGGCAGAGCGCCGCACACCAACCCCTGCCAGCGGGGAGCAGATGGGGGTGGTGGAGCAGATCAAAGGCGAATTGCTTTGGGCGTTCAAGAAATGGCAACATTCGCACACCGCCGAGGAACTAGTTCAGACCATCCTTGAAAGCCCGGCACTATCTAAGGCCCTCGTCACCCTCACCGCAGCCAACGAAAGAGCAGAGCGGGCGGAACGGCGCTTAGAGGATTATCAGGATACACACACCGACGACGAGGGGAACGTATGGCATCGTCCTACTGCGTGGTCATATTTCGCGGCATGTAGGGCGCTCGATCGGGCCCAATCGCGCGCCGAAATCTCCGAAGCTCTCAACACAACACTATCGGAGGCGCTGGAACGGCTTGAAAATGACGGGAAAGAATTCCTCGAAGCCGCAGAGGCGGTGTTCGACTGGATGAACGGGAATGACCTATCCGCCGATCATGAGGAACAGAAGCCCGACGATTTCAAGCGTGTCAGTGAGGCGCTTGTTGCATTCCGCACCGCCCTCGCCGCTCTGCCAGCCAAACAGGGAGAGCAGTCATGACCTATACCCAAAAGCATTACGCAGAATGCTCGGAATGCGGGAAAATTGAGCGCGTAGAGGACAATGGTTCTTTCATAACCCCATTTTTCTTGCCGGACATTTGTCCGCGCTGCGGAGAGACTATGCAGGGGCGCTGGCCGGACGAAAGCCGGCCTCATTGGATTCATGTCATCAAGAAGAAGAGGTACGAACCCGCTGCTCGGACCAAAAACCCATTAACCTGGCTTCGGATTGGACAATGGGTCACGGTGAAAGAGCACAGGTGGCCAGCATGAAGCCTGATGCAGTGAACACGAAAGAGATGGGCGCACCGAGAGGTATCCCAAAAGACGTGTGGGCCAAAACGTATGCCGTGGTCGGCCACCCCAAGGCGGAAGACCACTATCATCGCCGCTGGATTACCGCGCAGCTTATTCTCACCGCCCGCAATCAAGGTCGCGATGAAGGGCTGGAAGAAGCGGCTGCACGATGCGATGAGTTTGCCAAAACAGGAAGCAGGCTTTGGCAGGAAGACAAGACTGATCGTGCAGACTTGATACTGGCACAGTCATACGCCGCTCAGTCGTGTGCCGAAGCTATCGCCGCCCTCCGCAAGTCACAAGGGGGGCGGTGATGACGCGGATTGAAACACGCGATTTGCGCGAGAAAATAACTGACGCCATGCGTCGTCACAACATATCAGAATCGACGGTTCAATCCAGAATTGAGTGGACGGAACAGCGGGAGCGCATCGGGCGCGGGCTTGCCGGACTCAATGCGGCCATGCGTGACAATGAGTTCTGGAAGCTACTGGGGCTGGGCCTATGAGCCGCAACCTCATATGGGCCATGTGCGTCGGGCTGGGCATTATCTTTGCCGTTCAGCTTTACCTCGAGGTCGTGCTTCCGATGGTCCAGTGGGCTATGGGAGGGTGAGATGAGCCGCAAGACAGACCACATGCCCTATTGGCCGGCAGCCATGGACCAAAAAACGGCGGCGGCATATTGCGGCCTTTCCGTCGATACGTTCAAGGAGGTGTGCACGATTCAGCCCGTGAAGTTCACGCAATCCACACATGGCAACCGATATTTGCGCACCAGGCTGGACGAATGGCTTTCCTCTCTTGACCCGAACGGGCAAAACTCCCCGCGCCGAAAGTTCGGGGATCGCATACATGGTGGTAAGGGTGAAGCTGTCCGGGCTTAACAAGCGCCGTGCGCGAGGGAAATGGTATGTCTCCCTGCGCAGCACGGGCGAAACACTTGTGCGCGGCCTTGATGGTGATCAGGCCGATCTGCAGCGCCACATGGACACCGACGAGTTCAAGCGCCTCTATCTCGCTGCCAAGAACCGCAAGCGCAAGCCGGTCTATGATGCCGGCACGCTCGGGGCGCTAATCGACTGGTTCAAGAGCGACTGCCCGCGATGGGGAACGCTATCCGATACCCACAAAGCCGATTACGAAGACACGTTCAGCTTTCTTGAGCCCGAGCTTGATTTCTATGTCTCGGATCTGACGCCGCCCGACATCTATAGCCTGCGCAACAAGGCATCCAAGGCCAAGTGGCCACGCTTTGCCGACAAGGCCGTCAGCAACCTTTCGGCTATGTTCAGCGAGGCGGTCAAGGTGGGGATGATGGCCACGAACCCGGCCAGGGGCGTCGAGAAGCTCCACAAAGCCGACAAGAACGCCAACCATGAATGGACGCCCGAGGAAGTGGAAACCGCGCTCAGTGAAGCTCCGCGGCACATAAAGACCATTCTGACGCTGGCCCGCTATCAGGGATTTCGGGGACAGACATGCGCCGCTCTGCTCTGGGGCGAATATGTTTCGGATCCACAGTTCGGCAAGGCGTTCCGCATGGTCATCCGCAAAAACGGGGAGCCGGTCTGGTTCCCGGCCGCGCCCGAGACAAAGGAATATCTGGCCGCGCTCGAGCGGACATCGGTGCACGTTTGCACCCATAGCGGGGGTGCGCCCTATAAGGGCGAACGCAACCTGCAAAAGGCGGTGAGCGACTGGCTGAAAACGCTAAAGAAGGATGGGAAGATTCGAAAGGGGTGCACGCTCCATGGCTTGCGAGTGACGTTCGCAGCGAGCATTCGCCGTAGGGGATACGGCGATGAGGAAGTGGCAGACGCGCTGGGGGACAAGTCGCGCGCCATGGGCCGTCACTACACCCGGCACGTCGAACGCCAGGCCACTTTGATCGACATTTTCACACGCAAAAACGTTGTGCAAAACGACTAGGATTGCATCGTTTTCGGTCGGACAAATACGGAACGAGTTACACAACCGATTTGCTGAGGCGACCGGAATTGCTGGACTTTAAGCAGATCAGAACACGGATTTTAAGTCCTGTGTGTCTACCATTCCACCACGCCCGCAACGCAGGCATTCCCTATACTTTCGGGTTTCTGATTTGGGAAGAGTTGCACAACATTTTCCGCGTTGTGCAAAACAGGTTCGCCAGACGTTCTCACACAGCGTCGAAACATCTCCTAGCGCCCACAGTGCCGCCCATGGCATAAACGCCCGTCCTGAGCCACGACAGAGGACGGAGGACACGCTCCATGCCAGAAGATCGCCTATGGACCATCGGCAACAGAGTACCCAGCGAGTTCGTGACCAAGCTCGAGCTGGCCCGCAGGAAGGCCGAGGAGCACCGCAAGGCCACCCCGGAGGCATGGCAGGACTATGTTGCGCTGCGCAAGCTCGTGAAAGAGGCCGTGGGGAAACTTCTGGTGCTGGAGGATGAGCGGGAGAGCTTTATTGCCAACATGACGATCCAGCCCCCGCCAGATGATACCGAAGCCCTGCCCGATGCGTGCCTCGATGCGATAGCCGGATCGCTGGCCCATATTCGCCAGACCGCGTTCAAGGCCGGATGGGAACCAGAAGCGATCTACGCCGCTATTCACAAATGGACCGATGACATGGCAGAGTTTGACCGTAAGGCCATGGGGAGAGGCCCGCGCGGCGAAAGATAGGAGGCGGGAATGGATGATGTGCTGGCTTGTGAGGAAGCCATGGAGCGCGACATCAGGCAGGCGATCGACACAGCCATAGAGGCAGGATGGGACCGGGAGACGGTTTATGCCGCCCTACTCTCATTGGCCCAGAACCTGCGACGGGCCGATATGGAGATCAGTCAACCGGACGAATGAGGCGCAGGCCCTCGCGAATGACGGTGACGACGAAATCGGCCTCCGCAGTGTAGGCAACGCCCTTGCAGTGCCATGTGATGAGCAAGCGGCCCGAGACCTTCCATGGGCGCCAGTCCTCAACCTCGCGCTGGCAGCATGGGCAGGTGATCATGGCCCACCGTTCCACTTGCTGATGATCACCTCCCAGCCCCACATGATGAACGCCCCGAGCGATGCCCCCGCTATGCCGACCATGGACAGCACTGTCATACCGGTGATTTTCCAGCGCTTCACCTCGTCAATCGTGGGCTTTATCTCTTGGTCGATGCGTATCTCGAAAGCATCGAGCCTTTGCCGAACCTGAACATCTATACCTGCGCTGATCTTGATGTCGGACTCGATCGCCCCGACGCGCTCATAGAGGGCTTTCCGGCTTGCGCTGGACTGCCGGCCTTGTTCCTCGACGGCCTTGATCAGAGCATCAACTTTTCCCTCAAGGCGGCCGATATCTCTTTGGGTGGTGTCGTCAGTCATTTGGCCCCGGCGAACTCTGGAGTAGAAGGCGGGCCGTGCCGTGAAGCGCGACCGGCGAGTGTCAGCGGCGAGACCGATCTACGATGGGACCAGAGTACCCCGTCATCGATCGCGCCTGTTCCTCAGTCAGAACCGGCACGTTGAGCTTCCTCTTGGTGCTCGTGGTGACGTGGGGCCGCACAGTGGAGCGGAAGCTCATGATCTGGGACCAGAGGTAGGCCGCAAGGCCGAAGTAGGCCGCGATCGACAGGCCGCCGCCCTGCCCCATCAGAAGCGCGGTGAGCGTGTCCTGATGCTCCGGAGGCAGCATCGCGATAAAGCCGATGATGGTGGTGAGCCATCCGCCGACCTCAACGACGCGGCGACCTGCCCAGCCCAGAACAACATTGCCGGCCAGACCGGCGAGAAACGAGAACATGGTGATTTCCTTTTTTCAGTGTCCAAAAATGAAAAAGGCCACCAAGATGGCGGCCCCTACGAGGATGGCGATAAGACCGCCAGATTTGATCGGAGAGCGGGGTTTGCGCGTCTCGGGCCATTCGGGTGGGGCGGGAGACTTGTCGCCGTCCTGAGTTTCGAGAGCGGCGGCAAGGGCCTTGAGCGTGGCGGGGCCAACCTTGCCATCGACCTTGAGCCCGCCAGCCGATTGGAATGCGCGCACCGCTGCATCTGTGGATGGACCGAAGCGCCCATCGACAGGACCAGGGTCGAACCCCAGCGCGGCAAGATCGGCCTGCAGATTGTGAACCGCCTCGCCCTTCATCCCCGAAACGAGAACGGAGGTTGCCGGCGGGGTCATGCGCTCGCCCTGGGTGTGCTTGATATAGGCAGCAGCGATCCGGCCATGATAATTGTGCGTGGCGTATCCCGAGCCATTGTAGCGCTTGACCGCCGGCACCCAGCTTTCGGGCTTTGTGAAATCCTTGCCGCGCAATAGGGCATCAAGCCCCCAATCCTTGAGCAGCGTCACCATGGCCAGCAGCTGCTCACGCTCGCCTTGCATCATGGTCTTGACCATCGCCTCGGCCGATGCGAACCCCGCCGCCCGGTGGTTCTCACCGAGGATCTGCGGCAGCCCGTACGATGCCGATTTCAAGCCCGGTTCTTTTGCGATGCCGACAGCTTGCGTCAGGCGGGGATAGCTGTCGCTGGGATAATTCCCCGACCGCCATTTGGCGTAGGCCAGCCCCAGCGCCACGGCCCGATCGCGCAGCGCGCCCGAAAGGTTGCGATAGAACACATGCGGCTCGAAAAGCATCTTGGGCCGGTTCTTGCCATCGAACCCCCTGCCCGCCGCCTCGACCTCGATAAAGGCCAAAAGCACCGCCGTCTCGATTCCGATGGCGCGCGCAGCATCGCCAACGTCGCCCTGCGCAAGGCGGCGCCCCGTTCCAACGAAGTTCATTGGTTCACCTGTTGATGGGCATGAAAAGCCGCCCGAAGGCGGCTGGTTAGGTATGCGCTCGAGGGGCTACCGTAAAGATTGACTACATGCTATGCGGGGCCACCACATGTGTCGCGACAATCGTGGTAAGGCGTCGGTTGCTGTTGCACCCAGCAGCCGGCGCCGCACAAGATTGACCCAACAAACCGCGTCTTTCTTGACATTTATCAACACGCCCCTCAAAAATGCCGTCGCAAACAACTTTTGGGATGGCTCGCATGGCACTCTTGATCTTTATCGGCGGCACGATGTTCGGCGCCGCTGCGACAATTGGGGTTTTGATGTTCACAGCCGGTGGTCGCGGCCCGGTTCCAGAGGATGAAGGCGGCGCTCGAGAACTGGCTTCTGATAAGGCATAGCGCCCTACTGCTCGTTAATTCGCCGCCAAGCCGATCCGTTATACCAAACCACATAGGCGGTCCCAGACCCCACAGATGCAGGGTCCCAATTCACCCGATCAGCAATCGCAAGCGTTCCGGTATTTGGGTTTGTCGGCGCTGAAGCTTGGGGGATCGACCGCAAGAAAATATCGTTCAGCGTCAGTAGGTTTCTGTCCGTGCCTGTGCCGAGGTTGAACGACCGTTCGGTTCCGCTTGCATCGCGTGAGGCCACTTTGACGGTAGTGCTGGCCTTGCGCGGATCGATCAGAAGCTGACCGCCGCCCGTGCCGTACACTAGCCCTATTTGGACGCCGAATCCACCAAGCGCACTGACCACGCCATTGGGGTCCGTGATCAAGCTGGGGTCAACGTCACCCCCGATTATCATAATCTTGCCAGTGGTCGTCAGTGTGGCATCGAGGAACTTCGACGTTATCGTGCTGTCGATCGGGCAAACGAACGTGACGTTGTCGATATTATCCTTTGTCACGACTGCGAACGCGCCGGCCTCATTGTGCTGGAAATAGCATGAGTTGAAGGCCAAGCCATCGATGTTATGGATCGCGCTGTCGGAGCCGAGAATAATCGAAGGCGCGGCCACGTCGATTTCCTGCGGGAAATGCACCCCGAAGAAAGCCGATCTGTCGCACGCCTGGATTTCGACAAGAGCCGTGGTGTCCTCGCCATCCTGCGGCAGTTCAAGGATGCCGCCGTAAAAGTAAATTCCGACTGGGCGCGAGTGGGCATCCGCATCGTTGGCCGTCCAAAGCATGTTGTGGTTGTTGTTCTGGTTTGAAACCCAGCTAAGTGCCCAGAAGTTGGACACGGCCCGAATGTCGCAACGCAGCAAGACACCGCCACCACCAACCTCACTCACGCCATTAAAGCGCGTCGAGCAGCCCGTAGCCTTGGTAATCCATGTGCCGTCGAACACCATGCCCCAGCCCTCATTGTACTGTGACATGACTTCATCGAGCGTGAGGGTGCTGATCTTCTGGAATATCCAACCATCACCCTCCTGACTGTTCCCATCGACAAAAATGTGGGACGCCTCAAATCCAGTCACGGTGTCTGTGCCATTGCCCACGATCACCGCGGCATCACCAGTAAATCCGCTAGCCTTGGTGATCTTTACGGGACCATCGTTTTCTGATCGAACGCCATAACCATCAATCCGAACGCGGCTCCCCGTCACCTGCAGAGGCGTGGCGACATTGACATTCTGCGCAAGGCGTAGCGTGCCGCCGCCATTCGCCTCAATTACATCAATGGCGGCTTGCAATGTCGGCTGATCGTCAGCCTCGCCAAGAGCCCCGAATGCGTCGGCATCAAATACCGTGCCATCTGCTCCGAATGACGAAAAGACGTAAAACTTCACCCCGCCCGCATTGGTGCGGTGATGATCCGACGCCCCCGGATCGGCAATCGCATAACGGTGGTTGCCAGCGCTCAGGATTTGACCAACCGGCCCCAAATACGTCTTGGTCGAAGCGAACAATGCAGTCGGTGTGGAAATCGAGCCGATTTCGACGATCGAAAGCGCCGACGAAATCACCGAATAAGCCACCCTTGCATTACCCAGGGTTTCGTCCGCCGTTACCTGCACATTCTGCCCCTCCGGCAGCGACGGCAGAAGCGTTTCCGCATCGGCGTAGCTATCAACGATCAGACCGAAATCTTTCACATCGGTCAGGACGATTTGCCCCGCGGCAGCGGCCGAGTCTGCCGACTTCGCCGCATGATGCAGCGCAGAATACCTGCCAGGCTCGACTTCCTCGTCTTCGGGCTTTTCGGCCCATTCTTCGGACTTGCCCCGCGCCTCAACCGCCGTATCTCGCGCCGCCAGCGTCTCTGCCGAAAGCAACTGAAAGCGATGATCGAGAAACAGGCGGTAATTGCCCTCGCCATCATCATAGAACAGCACCGGAGCGCCGGCCTGCACATAGCCTGCAGCCAGTGCTGTTCCATCGAACGCGACAAGAGGCTTGACCGTGCCGCCTGCAATCGAGAGCGTCATGGCGCCGGTATTGCTCGATTCAGGCGTGAACTGGAAAAGCGAGATATCGGCCGGCGAAACGCCGGCGCTCACGCCGGCAGTTACGGCATTGGCGGTTCCAGCGATGTCCACGAGTTGCGCAAAGGTATCGGGGAAGCCACGCTCCCGAACCCAGGTGCTGCCCGAGCGCTGATAGTAGCCATTGTTGCTGGCCGTGGCGTCATCCAGAACCACACCGCCGTCGGTGCTGTTCTCAGGCGTGATGCCGTCCAGCGCAGACTTTGTCGCAGCAACGACCCACCCACCACGCGACACGCCCAAGAGAGTATTCAGAAGCTGGATGATTTCATCCTTGGACGGTTTGTGCTTACCGCTGGACGAAACGCCATCGGTGACAAAGCGGCGAAAGACCGAACGGGGCGTCAAAGCCATAGTGTTCTCCAAAAGAAAAGGCCCCTCGAAAGGGGCCGCGCAACGAAATGGTGCGGAAGGTTAGGTGACCGTTACAAGCCCGGTAGGTGTGGGTGAGCTTTCGACGCCCGATCCGTTTATGGACACGACCCAGCCGTAGTAGCTGTCGGGCGCGATGCCTGCGATTGTCGCTCCATCAACGGCGCTTGGTGCACCGTACTCAGTTCCGATCAGCGTAGCGCTGCCAAAGCTGTCGATCGTGTTGATGTAGAGCCGTGCGCCGAAATAGTTTGCGCTGTTCGGGGCGGTCCATTCGAACGCGATATCGCCAGTCCCACCAACAGCGCTGACCGTTCCGGGTGCGCCGGGTACGGTAGGGTCTGCTGTTGCTGTGCGAATGATATAATCGGTCCATTCTGAAGCCGTCCCTGCGGACCAAGTTCTGGCCCGAAAGCGGTATTCGACACCATCCGCCAGATAGAGCGTGCGGACGGTCAGTTCCTCGACCACGCCAAGCGTTTGCTGGATTTCGCCACCGGACGTTTTTTGCCATTCGAGCTCGTACTGGAATGTCTCGTTTTGAAAACTGACCGTTGCCTCGCCGAACGCCGCGGAACTTCCGCCGCTTACGGTTTCCGTCTGGATCGTGACGCCAAAACCCTCCGGCGCAGGCACGTCTTCACGCGCAACCGGAGTGATGTTTTCGCCGGGCGCGCCCTCTTCCGTCGCGGCATTGAAGGCATACATATTCGCAGGCACAACAATGCCCTCGAATTCATAGGTCAGATTGCGCAGCGACAGCGACGGGCGGCCGGTAATCTCAATCACCGCCTCGGATAGCTTGGTCGGCAGGTGGACCTTGATGAACCGGCGATACGGAACCTGCCGAGCGGGTTCGTAATGAGCCACAATCCGCACCCGTGGCGCATTGGCCCTGATGAAGGCCAGCTTTTGCATGCGGGCCATATGGTTGTGCTTTTGAACCGCCTGGTTCTCGATTGTCTTGGTGCGCTCATCATCGGTCGGATACGGCACGCCATAAATGGCAGCGTCAGCCGTTACCCATCCCTTGCCGGGGTCTGTGTAGCGACCGCGCACGGCCAGAACATTGGTGGACCGGCGCTTGTTCGGATCATAACTGAGCGAGATAATGTCGTTGGCCGTCAGCCGAACGTCTGGCTCGACATACTCGCCGGCGTGAACCCCAACCTTGCCGTCAGCGCGCTCGTAAAGCACGAGTTCGGCGGCCTGATCCATGACGCGACCAACTTGCACCGGGTCGTTATTCGCTCGGAACCACAACCCGCCGTGATAGCGCTTTTCGGTGCCACCTGTGCGGTTGGTTACGTCTTCGTCGCACACGTCCGCGGCGTTGCCCCAGTCATCGTCGTGCATGTCGTCACGGGTGAGCTTTCCGCCGACCGGGTGTGTCAGGTGCCAATAGCGAAAGATCGCCAGATTGGTCGAATAGCCCGCTGTGTCGGTGCGGGGGTCGATAAGCTGATCGTGCCCCTCGCCGACAGCCGTGTGCTGCGGCATGCCGAAGGGAAAAACCTTCTGATAGCTCTCTGCCGCGACCGAGGAGACATTCATAGCAACGGTTGCCAGCCCATCGCCGCGATGGCCGCTGGTCCATATCGATGGAAAGGCCGAAACGATATGGCTGTAAGCGGTCGAGGCAGCGAACCCGTGACGCCAGAACAGGCGAACTTTAGAGCTAAAATGGCTGGGGCTGGTGACAACGCCGCTGCCGTTCAGCGTCACTTTTTCATCGTGCAGCCAGTGCTCCGTAAAGCCCTTGATGTGGTGCGCGGCCCAAACCGTAATGTGATAAGCGGTGCCGCCCTTTTCCTCCAGAAAGACATAGTCGCCACCCTTCTTAACCTTGCCCAGCACATAGACCAGCGGCGGGACAGCCTGCTTGAGGTTATACTTCCCGTCCTCGGGCTTCGGCGTTTCCGGCGTAGGGGGCTTGAATGCCGCGCTCAGCAGATAAGCTGCCGCACCAATCGCCAAATAAGCAAGGCCAGTCGAAATAGCGACCGCCGACGCGATGATCGCAGCAGAGCTAAAGCCAAGCGCGCCCATGGCACTGATGACATAGGGGAGGATAGCCCCAGCAAGTGCTTGTGGCATGGAATGTCCTTGAACTGCGGGGCTAATGGTTGCGGGGCTAAATCCGCCACATGGCGAGCGTCATGGCGTTGAATGGCACCCACCTGGCCTTGCCGCCTTCCGCCCAGCGAATTAGCCAGCGATGGCCGTTCCAGATGGCCGACCATTGCCGGTCAGGATTGTGAGGCGAGCCGACGACCGCGATGCAGCCAAATTCCGGCTCGTGCAGGCTGGCCAGCCCCAGTTTCGAGGCGCAAGCGCCGACCGTCGCAACAAGTCCGCCACGGGCTGCGAGGAGCGCCCTGCATTCCTGTTCGGTCGCATAGATGCCGCGCAGATCATCGGCGCTGTCGGGATAGCCATTCGCCATCGCCCAATCGGCCATAGCCAGTGAGCAGTCCGCCTGCCCCCACACATGCGGCTGGAAGTCCGTTTCCAGGACGAACATCTCCAATCGCGCCATACGTTCGACCAGGCCGGGCTCGTGATGGTGCCGGCGGATGGTTTGGACGACCCGTTTGGTGATTATCGGGTGATCCGCAGCGGACTCAATCAGCGCGCGGGTGTCGTGGCGTGTCCAGTTACCCATGGCGTTCCGACCGGTCAGCCAGCGCTACAAGACCCACGCAGAAAGACATGGCCAGCAGCGCCGCCGTCCCCGGGCCGAACACAAACAGAGGTACAAGGACCGCGCAAAACACGGCCCATTGAAGGGTTTCGCGATTCATGGTGTTTCCTAGCTAAACCGGGGCCATACAATGCTCTTGTCGGCGAGACCCGGAATGCGTTCCGCAAACTTGTCAGCTGTGCCGCCCGGATTAAGAACGGCCGACCGTGCCCGCTGATCGACATCGGACAGAACCGCGCCACTCACCAGCGTCCGCAGGTCAAACCGATTGGTGATTTCCAGCGTGACCGTGGAAACGATCTGGTCGTTGCTCACCGTGTCGTCCATCGGCATATTGTCGATGGTGCCGGTAAAGCGCACTTCCGCGTCACCGACCGGCTGGTCCCATTCGTCGCAAGGCTGGATCAGGATTTGCACCCTGCCCCCGATGACATTCCCCGCCTCGAGGTCGGTGAAAGCAAGTTCGGACACGCGAGGGTCCAGACTGGACAGGCTCAAGGTGAGAGTCGACGCCTCGCCGTTGAGCGCGCTTTCGATCTGGTCGAGCCCGTCATTGATGGCGCAGCCGGTCCAGATTTCACCGTCGGGGTCGAGATAGGGTCCGGCCCCATCCCACAAGCGGATGGTCTTTGATGGGAACTCCATCAGGGCAAGGACGCGAATGGATTTGATCGCCATGCCCTAATCCTCAATCCCCAACGCCAAATTGTTCCAGTAATCTACCGCCTCCACGAACCCCACGCTGGGCCTGCCTGTGCCCGTCACGCCGGGATCGCGGTCCATTTCGGTATCGCTGGCCAGATGGCACAGCACCGTTGGCCGCTCAGCTTCAAGGATGGCGTCGGCAGGAATCGGCGCGCGAATGGCGGGGAAAACCTCAACCTGGTAGGTATTCGCCGTAGGTTGCGACAGAACGCGGCCCGTTTCGTACATGGCGTGCTGGTAGGAAAACCGCACGCCGCTGACGTTCTCCAGGTCGACCAGCCGCAGCGTGACCACCGTTGCTCCGAGAGCGGCATAAGATGCCATCTCAAGTTGCACATTGCCCTGCACATAGGGCGTATCGTCGTCGAACAGCGTGTCGTCGTCGTGCGTGGTTTCGACCGGCGCAAAACTCGATATGCCCATCCCTGCCCATAGCGAGGTCGAGCAGACTGGCACAGCGACCAGCCCAGCCGAGCCACCCAACGCAACGCGCAACGCGTTCCACGTGCGCTGCGCGTCGAAATTCGTGCGGCGAAACACGATGCCGTTGTAACTGCCGGCCCAATAGCCACGATCAGAGCGCGCCGTGCGTGAAATGCCGCCAAGCGACCGACCGCCCGATCTGCTGAACGGGCGGAGGTCAAACGGGGACGACTGCGGAGCTAGAAGCGCCGCAGGCCAGTGAGTTATATCTGCCATTGCTGCCCCTGCGCCCTACATTATCCGGTAGTCAGAACCGGCGCGCTGCTGTTGGTGTCTCGCCATGGCGGCGGGTGCGGATTTGTTCGCCCGCCCCACAGCTGCCCCAACAATCGTGGGGGCCGACTGCGCAACCACACGGCCCGCCTTGTCCTCGACAAAGGCCGAGAACTTCTCGTCATCGGATACGATGCGAACGGTGAGGGCTTGTGGAGTCGCAGAGCCCGGCATGCGGGGAATTGCACCAACATAGCCGCCATTGGCGTAACCCTTGAGCGATCGGTGCATGGCGTCGAGATTGCCAATGCCGGCGCGCTGCGTTGCCTCTTTGGAGAACACGTATTCGCCGCCATGGACGATGCCGGCCACCTGGTGCTTGCCGCCCGGGCCGGTGTATCCACCACCCGCGAATCCAAACAGGCTACCGAGAAAACCGAACGGGTTGAACCCGCTGGCCTGTATGCCGCCACCAAGCTGGCTAAGGCCGATGTTAATCAGGTTCTTGGCGAGGTCTTTTAGGACCGTGTTGAAAATCTCTCCGGCGTCCCTTCCCTCAAGAAATCCGTCAATGATCGTGTCCAGCGCGTTGCGACCCGCTGATGCCAGATCATCGAAAGCCTGCTCAGCCAGTTGTTGCGCCGCGGCCATCGCTTCGGCATTGGCGCTTGCCCGTGCATAGCTTTCCGACAACTGGTCGATCTCGGCTCGCCGCTCCGGCGTGAGCGCCAGACCCGCCTCAATCGCAGCGTTCTCGAGTTCCATTTGCGCCCGCAGGCGCTCAACGGAGAACCCGTGGTCGTTGTTTGCAAGCGTGGCTTGCCGCGTAAGCGCAGCCTCCATGGCAAGCTGCTGGATGGCCTTTTCACGGGCGGCGATAGCTTGCTGGTAGGCGTTGGCAGAGCCGCCGCCGCCAGAGGAGCCGGAGCCTCGCCCCGCTGCCCCGCCTACGGGGTAATCCCCCAGCGTGATTGGGTTTACCCGCCCACCGAGTCCCGGTGTTCCAAGCCCCTCCGGTCGAGGCGGAGGCACTGGGGCGCCGTTTCCATTCACCGTGATTTGTGGGATGTTTTCGATCCCGTCGCGCAGTCCTTCGGCTATGCGGTCGGCGGCATCCTGAATGGCAGAATCTCCGCCAATCGCGTCGAACGATCCGCTTAGAACGTTTCCTGCCCGTGAAGAGCCGGCCACGAGGCCGGGAATCTGTAGGTCGTTAATCCACCGCGCCGCATTGGCACCAATCTGGTCCAAACCGTTTAGCGCAGCACCGCGTTCGATGAATGTGCGGATGGCATCAGAGGCGCTGCCAAGTGCCGAAGCCATGTTCGATATCGGCCCGACCGCCGCTTCGGCGAACGCGGCCACGTCCTGCACGACTTTACCCAAGCCATCCAGGCCGTCGGTGAGCGCGCCGCTAACCCGCGAACCCTCGTTCATCTCCTTGGCGACATCGATAAGCACGTTTTGCAGTCGAACGAAGCCCTGAGAGACCGTCAGTTCCGCGTTGGCCACTTTGTCCTGCAAGACGACGGAGCCAGCCTCGAAAGCGCGGAAAAACGCTTCCGACGAAACCTTGCCGTCAACCACAAGCTGACGCAGCTTGGCGACCGAACCACCGGCCTCCTCAAGCCCTGCCGCAGCGGCTTGCGCGATCGGCAGTGCGCCTTCGAGTATCGAGTTGAATTCTTCAGCACGAACGACGCCCGAACCCATGGCCTGGCTAAGCTGTAACAGCGCACCAGATGCCGATTGAGCATCCGTGCCAGCCACACGCAGAGCAACCGCGACGTTGTCCGTAAAGGACAACATTTCTTCGGTGCTGGCGCCGAGCTCGTTCTGGACGATGGCCAGCCGCCCGTAGAGGGTCGCAAGGCTCTCGATCGGTGCGGCGTTGCGCTGGGCAGAGGCGAACAGGCTGTCGTAAACCCGGCTCAGTTCTTCACCAGCCAAGCCGGCAACCTTGAGGCTATTTTCGATCCGCGTGGCGGCGTCGATAAGTTGTGTTGCGCCCCTTGTCGCAGCCACGCCTGCGAACGCCGCTGCGATGCCGCGCTGCAGTCCACCAAAACCTGCCGATACCCGGCGGTTCATCGCATCAAAACGAGATTCTATGCGGCGGGTTGTGGTGTTGGTCTGGCCGAGCGCCTTATTCATGGCGCGTTCGTACTTGGTGATGCTCGCCTCAAGCGAAACGACAAGGCGCTCGACATCGGTTGCCATTATGCTTACCTACGCAGGGGGATTGAAAAGGGGCGCCAAATGGCGAAAGATTCCACCAATCTTTGGGTCGCGATCATTGCTATTGTTGGCGGCTTGGGTATTCTCGGATCATTTGTCGACGATCCAGACAGGGACACTGAACAGTCAGGGTCTCAAGCAAGTTCACCCGAAACGTTTCGCTTGGTACACGCCGCCGGGAACGACGAAACTGAGGTTGCGCGTGGCTTGTCGCGATCCGAGTGCGACAGGCGAAAAGCCGACAACACTGCTGTGGCGGAAGCCCTAGGAATTCACAGCGAACGCCTAGGGACTGGATCAATTGCGTGTCTGCCGGAAAGTGTATTCCAGCCCTAAACCTCAAACTCCACCACCCGCCACGGCACCAGTTTGTCGCCGTCCAGCCAGTAGGTCTGCGTTCGCAACGTGCCCGCGACCACGTCCCGCTCGATCCAGTCGAACAGGTCGTCGGCCTCTTTCTCGCTTAGCTTCTCACTGCCCTTGGGAGTGTTGGCCGCGATATAGCCGTTCAGCGCAGCGAAGAACTGCCACATGGACATGTCGTTGACTTGCTGCGGGGTGAACCCCATTGCAGCGCCTGCGCCATAGATCGGGGCTATTCGGAACTTTCCGTTGGGGAGGTCGTCGTATCGTTCGCCGCCTCCCCGTCCGCTTCCCCCGGCACTTCATCCGACGCCCCCTGCAAAGCAACACCGAGAATGCCACGCGCGAGCATGACATTTTCAAGGGGCGGCCGGCTTTCAACGTACCGCTGCGTGAGTTTCAGAGCGTCGGAAGGCGCAGTGCCCCCACCGATCAGGCCAAGCCGGATGGTGTGGGAAATATCTCCCACTTTCCATGTGCCGCGCGTCAGGCGATCAAGGATGACGAACGGCCCCGCGTCGCATTGCTCTTGAAGCTCGATTAGCTGGCCCCAGCCAAAGCGAAAGGTGTATTCCCCGTCCGCCCAGGCTAGCGTTACGCTTGCATCGCGGCTCATTAGCTGGCCGCGGTCTCGGTGCGGACCATCTCGCCGTCGGACTGCATCGAAACGTTGTTCGTCACACGCCGACCGTTCGGAGCGCCAAGCTCAAGCGATTCAACGTGCAGCTTCCCGGTGTAGGTGATGGTTTTGGCGGGGAACTCGATTTCAATTTTCGCCCCCACGCTCTCAACGCTTTCCCAAGCATCGAGCCAAGTTTCGCCGGATTCCACGGCAAGCACACCTTCTCCGCTCACGCCGATCGACAGCGAGACGGCATCCCGCCCCACCCAATCAACCTTGTCGGGATCGTCGCAATCGGGAACCTGGACTTCCTCAAGCCCCTTGGTGAGCGTCACGGACTTGGACGTAAACCCGCAAGGCGCCGCATATTCGCCAGGGGTCTCGGTTTCGAGCAAAACGCGGACTTTGCCGCCGCGAATGGTTGTGGCCTGGGCCATGGTCATATCTCCATGAAAAAGGCCGCTCGATGCGGCCGGGTTGAGTTCAGGGCGTTTCCACCGTGGCGGTGAACTGGATGGCGGCATGGTTGGTTATGCCGTCTGGATCGCGAAGTATTCGGGTTAACTCATGCTGGATGCTCACAAGCGCATTGTTCGCTAGCGTGAGGTCAGCGTCGTGCAAAGCTCTCTTGATGGCGTCTGAAATCTTGCGAACCTCTACGCTGCCATAGGCTTCCCCGCCGCCCCATGACCACGCATCGATCTGGAACGTGATCTCCTCGCCGTCGACGCAATCGTAATCGTCCGGGATCGTGGTGGTCGGCCCCATGCTGACATATGGGCTGGTGACATTCGGCGTGCCATCCTGCTTTTCTGGCACGCGGTCGTATATCTTGACCCCGACCAAAGACGTCACCGCAGCGGTTGCCCGCAGCCGGTTTATGGCTGCGAGGATCAGTTCATAGCTGGCATCCATGGGTCAGCCTCCAGCGGCAATACGCTTGGCGGATTTATTGATGGCCCGCGTCGTGCGCCCCCGAACGCGACGACGAAGTGCGCGCCATGCGGGATAGAAAAACGGATGGGCGGGCATGTTCTTCGTGCCGAACTCCAAGAACCGGGCGTAGAAAGCCTCACCGCCGCCAGCAAATATCGTTATGACCAGGTTTCCAGCGCCCTTGCCGCCCTGCCGCACCTTGCCCAGAACCATGCTGCCTTTCGGCGCATCGCCCCATGTCCAACTGATCGACATTTGTGCGTCGCCAGTATCAACCGGCACCAGCGACTTCATGAGAGCCACGATCTCATTGGCGCTCTGCTCCATCGCCTTGGCGATTTCCTCCCGCGCTGCATCGGGGAACCGGCGCAATTTGCGCTTCAGGCGGTCAACGCCCTGTATTCGCGTTGCCATTTAGGATGCCTCGCCTTCCGTGGCGATAAATTCCAGCCATTGGTTCTTACCATCCGGGTCCGCAAGCGGAGACGAGATGGCAAATATGCGGTTTTCGTTCCGTGCGTCGACCAAACGCCACGCCGTCGTGACGGCACGGGTCTGGCTGCTGTTGCGAACCGTGACGACATAGGGCTGGCGACCAGCCAGACGGGCCGCTGTCACTTCCTCGCCACCGGTGCGCGGGCGCATCCCGGAATAGGCGGTGAACACGGTTTCGAAATCACCGATGCCGGGTATCACCGTCCCCATGCCATCATCGCCGTCGCCGCGCTTCTGGAAGTGCAGACGCTCGCGAAGGGCGCCATGGCGACGTTCAGCATCAGCCATTGGATTTCTTTCTGCGTGAGCGCTTTGCAATTGTCGCCGCCACACCAGCAGTCGGTTCCTTGAAAGCGAGCGCTACGGCGCGACCGAGTTTAATCGCCCGTTCGGCGCATTCCTTGCGCACGAACGCCGTCTGCCCCGCTCTGTAGGCGATTGTGGATTGCGGTGTCGGCTTGTAATCGAAGTCGGCCGTGAATCGCACGCGTCGTCCCGTTGTCATTCCAGCCTCACGCCATGCTGGGATCGCGCAGCCGCCAGAGCAGCGCCGCAATCGGGTTTCGGGGGTCGTTACCAGTCATCCCGGACAGACCGCTAAGCATCGCCAGCTTTTCCTCGGTATCGTCGAGCAAACAACTGACGGCCAGAATGATGGCGGCTGTTACCCTGCCGGGAACCGTGGATGCATCCCATGCCGGATCGGGCTTGGGCTGGATGAAGTCCAAAACGATATCTTCGGCCTGATCGATCTTGAGCAGGATATCCGCCGTCCGTTCATCGGCGGAGAAATCAGGTGCCGTGCCTTGGAGGTCGAGTCTCAAGGCGGCATTCACCTGGGCGATCGTGACAAGCGACATGGTTATGCCCCCGCCTTCACGGGGTCTTTGCCCGCTTTGCCATCCCGCCCTTTCTTGGCGGCAAGGGTCCAGTGCCGTTGCACGCTGTCGGGCTTCTCGACGGTTTTATCCGCATCGCAATGCCAGAGTGAGCCGCCCCACGTTACCGTGTCGCCGCGCTCATATTCCTGCCCTTCCTTGTAGACGCCACGGTAAATCATCGCCGGCACGCCCATCTCGGCCTTGAATGTCATGTCGCCCTGCTCGAACGTCAGGAGGATCGTGCGCCCGTCTTTCATCAAGGTGGCGTCGAAATGTTCCAACGAGAACCCGTCACGACCATCCTTGCCGTTCGAGCCGTCCTTGCCATCGGCGCCTGCAACCTTGCCCACTTCCTTCACCGAGCCATCCGACATGGTGAAGATCAGCACGCCGTCCTTGAGAATGGGCGTAACAGCATCGAGGCCGTCGCGTCCGTCTTTCCCGTCCTTGCCATCCTTGGGAACTGGTATCGCCTTCACGGCCTCAGAAATGGCCGCAGAGACGCTTTCCTCAATCAGCGGCGCTATGTCCTCGACCGTCACGCTCTTGCCGTCCTGCGGCGCAGGAATTGACGAGACAGCCTTTCCCACGGCATCGCTCACCATAGCGGCCACGACCTCGGGGTCGGCGTCCTTGCCGTCTTGGCCCGGTTCGCCCTTCTCGGGCTGGCGGGCTTCGATTGCGTCAAGTCGTTTCTCGAGCGCGGCAAAGGCATCGTCCACATATTCGCGGACGGCCTCAAAGCCTTGGTCAAACGCTTCCTGCAAATCCATCAGGCTGCCTTTCTGCGGGCAAACAATGCCTTGACATATTTCGGGCTGAACGACTGCTCTTGTTCGGGAGCCGGAGACGGCGCCTCACCTTCCTGGGACGAGCCATTGCCGAACGGGTCGGGGCCGGTGTCGCGCGCATACAATGCCGCGAGGCTATGATCTTGCTCTTGGAGATATACGGTATCCCCACCCTCGACGGGCGATACATTGAGCCGTTTCCGCTGCTCGTTGACCGTCAGCTTGCCCTTGGACTTCTCGAGAACGTCCATCTGGGTCACGCTGTCCATGCGCAGCAGGTTATCCAGATCGAATTCCGTACCTAGCTTCTCGCCGGTCGCCAGCCCTTCATCAAGGCATAGCTCAATGCTCTCGATCAGCACTTGGAGGCACTGGGAATAATACTCGATGTTGAGCGACTGGACGTTGTTATGCGTCGGCTGCTGGCCAATCCCGATCTTGTAGGGCGGGACGTGATAGGTCGAGCAAACGACCTCAGCAGACCATTTAAGCTGCTCGATTAGCTGGGCGTCCACGGCCTTGGTGGCCATTGCCTCGAATTTGAGGCCATCGCCAAGAACGGCGACCTTGCCACGGTTCTTGCCGCCAAACTTTTCTTCCCATGACGTTTTCAGGCGCTCGGCAGTCGCATCCTCGATATGGCCGGGAGCCGTGAGAATGCCGCCAGGAAGCGAACCGTTCTGGAAAAACACCGTCGAGTTGTTCTGGATCGAGAGACCCTGAGTTGCGGCCAGCCCATTGGCAAAGATCGGGGAAAGCCCCACGAGAGGATGGAAAAAGCAATTGAAACGGTCGTGGATGATCTCACGTGCCGGAACGACAAGCCGATCGTCAACGCCCGCCAGCTTGTCGGTTTGCAGTTCATAGAACACATCGCCCGAGTCCGACACGAGCGGCACAACCAGTTTAGGGTCGAGCACATAGAGCCGGGTCACGACCCCACGCCCGTCGCGCTGCTTGAGGATGTAAGTGTTGCCGCTCTGGAGCTTGGACAGAACCCAGCTTTCAACGAATTGAATGCGGTTCTGGAAATGGTTGGGCTTGCGCAAAACCGGGGTGTAGGCTCCGTTCGCCACCTCAGTCCAGATCTCGTTGGCGTCCTGACGAACCAGCTTAATGCGCAGCTTGGCGATATCGGAGGCAATCAAAGTCTGGCAGGCGAAGGTCGCATGGAATGAAAGCGCGGTTTCGGCCTTCACTTCGACGTTTCTCTGCCAGTTTCCGGTATTTGCCTCGCGGATAATCGGCCACCAGCCGCGATTCCCGTCAACAGAGTTCAGCGCCTTGCGCTGGCCGGTGAATGGAACGGGGAGACCAAAAACCTTCATGCCGCTTCCCTTTCACTCCGACCGCAGAAACCGATCTCATCAAATCCGTGCATATGCGCCAGCCGTTCCGCGTGCAGATCGTCGCGAGCAATGGCGAGAATATCGCCGGGCCAGTGTTTGGCCGCTTCCGGCGATGAAATCACGGCCTCAAACGTCCCGTCCTCAAACGCCTTTTCCGCATCCGCCCATAGCGTCGGGCCGTAGCCGAGAACAAGGCACCGACCTGCCCGCTCTCCCCGGTAATTCTCAAACACAAACTTGTTAGAACCGGCCTCGGCCAGCGCCCACGGCTTCGGGCTGCCCGGAAAGAACATCAGCTTGTGCTCCGGGGAATTGGCATTACGACTCGAGCCGTACCAAAGCACCCCGTCATCTGCCCCCCAGGTTTGCTCCCCCCAGCCAAGGCAATAGCTAATCCATGCCTGATCGGAGCCAACAAACTGCTTACCTGCCTCGACCGCGCCCTCTGGTGAAAACTCAGTATAGACCTGTGGCCTTGCGCCAGCCGTCATCATCACCATCGAACCGTTGTAGGGCCGCGCGGATGACGTGCCGGCGTATATCTTGAAATCCACATTTGTATCGAACAGCACGTCGAGATTGCCCGAAACAACGCAATCCATGTCCATTGACACAAACCGCTCTCCGAACCGCTCTCCGGCATCGGGCGCGAACATGGCCAGTCTGCGCAAACATTGCGGGAAGCTCGGCCCCCAAGTGGGTATGCGAACGTCCTCAAAATCACGGGGCGGCTCAATGACTTCCAAATCGCCATAATCGCCCGGAACGTCCGTAACAACGGCTAGCCGGTGCGGTATCGTCAGGTGACGCCGAACCATTGCGGCCCAGATGTTCACATGATCGGCGGTATATGTGGCGCGGCCTTCCGGCTGCTGCCAGAACCAAGTCATTACCCGAAGCATGTGCAGCGCGCCTTCAGTTCTTTAAGCCGCGCATCCATGCGCTTCCCATAATCGAATGATGCCCCGGCCAATAGCTGCAACTTGCTGCGTTCAGGCTCAGGTAGGGTTTCGGCGATGCGCCAAATCTCGCGCTGGGTTTCGCACACCGTCAGGCGTCCCGAATGATGGCGCGGGTTGATCTTGTATTTGCGCAGGGGGGCAACAGCCTTTGTCGCCTCAAGGAATGTCATCCCCTCGGGGACCGGCCCGAGATTGGTTATCCCCTGCTCTGTCATCAATCGGCCTCGGCCATCTTGGCATTGAGCGTTTCAGCATCCCACCCATTGAACGGTCGTTTGCCCATCTTCTCCTGATACTCGGCGCGAAGGGCGCTCAAGTCATCAGAACCGCCAGATGCTTTCTGGGTCAGGCTTTCGGGCGGCGACGGGACTTCCCCCGGCTCACGCACGCGCCGCGCCTTCGCGATACCCACCAGAATGCGCGCGTCTCGATCCTTCGCGTCAAATTCATCACCGGGCATCAGGCGCCGGGTATTGTAGGACATCGATTTGGTAGCAATCAGCCGAACCATCGGGCGTTCCTTTCACAACAGCAAAAGGGGCGGGCAGCGAACCGCCCACCCCAAAGATCAATCACGCCATTAAGACGCAGGGACAGCGCCGCCCCACGCGACGCCCGTGAGATAGGCGACGGCAGACGCCCGGCGGCGCTTCCAGTTGATCTCCCGCTCAGCACGCAGGCCGACAAGGTTGCGCTGCCAGAGCGACACCATGACAGTGGTCGCAGTGGTCGGGTTGTCCGGGTTGTCGTCCATCTGGAGCGAAGCCTCGCGGCTCATGTCAACGTTCACCGCACCATCGTCCGCTTCGTAAATGTCCGAAGCGTTCGCCAGCACAACACTGGTGCCGGCATAGCGCGAAGCGATGACTGGCATCCCCTCGAACGTACCGCCGGCCATGGTGATGCCGGAGAATTCGCGCTGGCCCAGAGCGTTGGTCATCATCGACAACGCCAAAGCATTGGCAGTGGACATGATCCACACGCCATTCTCGGGCGGGTTGTCTGCATCGATGAACTTCTGGAACAGCGCCCGAACATCAAGGCGGATAGCGTCGGCATCGGTGCCCGTCGAAACCACGGCTGCGGCCCCATTGGTGATCGACGCCGGACGAACTCCAGCCGAACCCGAGTTGGTGGGATCGATGAACGCGGTGTCCTGCGTTGCCGTAAGGGCATCGCGCAGAGCATCACGGACGATCAGTTCCGAACTCGGTGCCGAACTGCGGATGTTTTCTTCCGTCAGCACGGCGATGTTCGCCACCTTCAACGGCTCAAGCGTGGTGCGCTCGAAGTCAAAAGCGGTAAGCGGTTTGGCATTGCCTTCACCGACCCAATAGCCCGATCCGCCGCCAGTCTGCGAAATCAAAGGTTCGCGGAACGGAACGGAACGAAGATTGGGAACGCCGTTGTTGCCGAACTTGCCAAGGATCGTCGCGGGACGCAGGAACTCCGCAAAGTCGGCGTAAGCCGAAGTTTCCTCGCCAACAAGCGCACCGGCCCAGTTTTCGGACGCAGTGGAACCAGCAGCAACCGCAGTCTTCAAGACGGCCACAGTTTCGCTGTCCGCACCGTACATGCGTTCGGCAACCGAAGCAGCCGATTCATTGTCCAGCTTGGACACGGCCTTGGCCTTGGCGATGCGGGCGAAGCGGACGCCAGGGGCTTCCTTCTTCTTGACCTGCACCTGTGCCGGAGCGACACCGGTACGGGTAGCCGTCCCTTCTGCGCCACTCTTGCCCGCAACGGGCTTGGCGGTTGCCGCCGTCGCCTTTTCCATAGTGTTGAGGCGTTTCAGGTGGGCATCGATAGCCTCGATGTCCTGCTCGAAGCCGTCATATTCTTCCTGCTGTTCGGCGTCGAGCGTAGTGCCCTCCTCCGCAGCCTTGGACATGATAGCTTCCATGCTGCCGACAATGGCCGCGCGCTTCTGCTCGTAAGCAGCAATCTGTTCTGCATATTTGCTCATTTTTCGGGTCTCCGGATTGAGCGAATGACAAAGGGTTTCGCCCGATCGCGGGCAGGGTCTTCCAGCTTGACCACGCGAACAGATTTGCCGGACGCGGCAGGTTCGGGAGGTTCTGGAGTTTCGGGCTCAGGCACGCCTTCTTCGGCGCGCAACTGGGCATCGATGGATTTGACGGCGGAAATCACCGCGTCTGCGTTTGCGGGAATTGTGACGGCAGAAAGTTCGAACACTTCCACTTCCGAGAACTTGACTCCGCCATTGTCGATGAAACTGTATTCGATGGGCCGGAAACCTATCGATACGGCCTTGACCAACCCCAGCTTAATGGACTGCCAAGCCTCCTCGATGCGGTCGCGAAGGGTGCCTTCCTCCTCGACGACCGGCAATTCGGCCTCGAACTCGATGCCCTTCGCAGTGGGCTTCTCGAATTTGACATGGCCTATCGGTGCATCGTGCTTGTGCTGCCAGAGCAACGGAAGCGGGTTCTTGAACTTCACGCCCAAGGGCTCGATCACGTCGCCTACCCGATCCACGCTCGGCGTGGTGGCTATGCCCCGGATAATACGCTTCCCTTCCTCAACGGCTTTCACCGTGAGGACCGAATAGGCCCGGTTCTGCATGGTGGTGTCCTTTCAGACGATCAGCATTTGATATTCGAGCTCACGGTGAGCCTCGGGATTGCGGGACATCAGCGTCACCGCGTTGAACATCGCCATGGCGGGGTCGATCTTGGCGTCACCCGCCGTCTGTTTCGTTGCCCGGATGCCGGTGGCCGTGGGCTCAATCTTGAGATTGGGCACACACCAGCGCATCAGCGGCCCGCCTGAGTGCTTGAGCAGCCCAGATGCCAGCCGTCGCTCCGCGCCCTTGATGCTCGACATCATCCAGCCACCCTGAGGCGCGGCGACCAGCAAACCCGATTCCTGTGTGATGCCCACTTCGTCGAGGGCATCTTCCATCTCGCCAAGGCCCGCGGCGTCGACCGCTACCCCGCCCAGCTTCCCCATGGACTTGATGCGCTCGATATGGCCCACAATGGACGCCACATCGCCCAAAGGCTGGTCGAGAATGGTCAGCTCCCCGGCTTTCGATATATCCTGCAGGATGGGCGCTATGGACTTCCTGCGCTGCAGCACGCCCTTGTGGCACCAAGCATGGGACCAAGCGAGCCAGCGCTTCATGCGCCTCGTCTCGATCCGCCCTTCCTCGATCTCAACTTCGACCTCGATTTCGCCGGGCTCGCGTCCCAGAACGTCGAGGCCGAACAAATCGTCCAGCCCGCCACCGTCAACGCCAACCGTGACCACCTCGCAGCGCTTCAACAGCCTGTCGAGCGCCTGCCAGTGTGGCAGCGCGGCCAACTCCTCGTCCTCAGCGGCTTCCCAATGATCGGCGCCGGCCCAGCGATTAGCCCGAAGGTTCAAGCCGATCTCGACGTTGAGATGCTTGGCGAGAAACGACTGGATGGTGTCGCCTTCCTCGTCCTCGCCCGATTTCACCTGACCGAACTTGCGTTCCAGCCATTCCTTGCGCACCGACCGCCCGATATTGGGGTTCGTCACGTAGAAATTGGCCGGGTCTTCGTATTCCCGGGCCTCGATCATCGCCGCCGGGAATTCATACAGCACCGGCAAGAACCGCGGATCGTCAATCAGCCCATCCCGCACCTTGCGGGCATAGTCCAGCTTCTCCCGAAATACGCCCGCCGGTGGCGCGTCAGATTGCGTCGTGATGTAGATTACAAAGCCCTCGGGCCGCGATATCAGACCGCCCGTGGCCTCCTGAAGCATCTGCGCAGCGCTGGCCTTCTTGCCGAACAGCCAAAGCTCCTCGATCAGCACAAATGCGGCCTTTTTACCCGCCGATGTGCTCGAATCCGCCGACACCACCTTGAGAACGGCGCCCTTGGTGCGGTGCTTGATCTGTTTGAGGTTGCGGTTGACGTGCAACAGCGACTTTAGATCGGCGTCCGCGTCCACCATGTCGGCAGCCGGGTTAAACGAGTTGTCCGCGACCTCGCGCGTCGGGGCCAGGATCAAGAGCTCCTGACTGTCTCGCCAGTTGCGGATCAGCGCCGTGAGCATGATGCCGGCGACGATCGTGGACTTGCCGTTCTTCTTGCTGATGAGCAAAAAGAACTCCTCGATCAGCCGGTGCCCGGTCTCCGCATCATAGGCCCCGAACACGGCCCGCACGAAGTCAAACACGAACTCATCGCAAGCCTCGCCAAACGTGGGCTGACCCGCGACGTCGACCATCTTGAGCGACTTGAACACGGCCAGGGCCGCGTCCGCCTCATCGGGGAACAGCGGCTCCATCGGCACGAGGCTTTCCCGCGCCACAATCCGCTCCTCCCATCCGGGGCAGGAGGTCGACCATGTGGGTGTCATTTGCTGTTATTGACGGCCAGACGGGGACCGGACGGGGGCGCGAACTTGTCGCCACTGGCAACACTCTCCGCCGCCTCCATCTGCTCCTCTTTCTTGCCCTTCTTGGGCTCGGCTTTCTTGCCGCGAGCGTTCACCTTGTCATCGGCAGCCGACGCGCCAACAAGTTCGAGCATCTTGTTCTGGGCCGAAACATTCCCGCCCATGGCAGAGCGAAACCGCGCCATCAGCACCTCTGCCCGCACCTTGGCGGTCGCCCGATCGAGCTCGGAAGAAAAATGTTTGCGCAGCGTTGGCTCTGAAATCCCCACGGCTTCGGCAATCGCTTCCATGCTCATGCCGCCAGCCTTGAGAACCCGGACCTTTTCACGGTCCTCATCGCTCGGCTGAAACTCATGCCGACCGCTGTTTTTGTTTCCGGCCATGGGGTCAAATTCCAAGGTGAGAATAAAAAATATGTCAGTGAGTGTGCCGCGGGTGTCCAGAAACCGGGGCTTTCAGACTTTCAATCACCCCCCCGGTCAGCTATTTGCTGCCCTTGGGACGGTATCTGTCTGGTGTTGTGGTCTTGCCAAATCCGAACTGCTCTGCCGTCACCTGTCTGTGGTGGTCATCGCAGAGGTTGCGGGTGTTGATGTCTTGGTCTGATCCGCCATGAGCCAGAGGGATGATGTGGTCCACTACGGTGGCGATGGTGATGCGACCTGATGCCTGACACATTTCGCAGAGGTAGTCGGTGCGCTGTAGGCGGCGGTCTCTCTGCTCCATGCCTGCCCTGCCACGTAGGCGGGGTGTCTCGTGCACTGGCTTTGCCTTGAGCCTTGGGGCTATTGGCTTGAGCCTGGGCTTGAGTATCTTGATCATGCCTGCCTCAAACCCAATTGGTGCGAACGCTCTGCCCGTCCGCTGGCTACCTACTTGTCGGGGGTGTCGAGCCTACCTCGATACCCCGGAGAAACAGGCCGACCCGCTCAATGGCGGGCCGGTTGATATTCAATCTAAGCTGTCAGGCGATGGTACTTCGCACCAGGTCGAAGCGGCCGCCGGAATACCGGTCATGGGCGAAGGCGCGGGACACGAATGCCTTGGCGCGCTTAAGCATGGTCGGCGACTTGGCATCGACAGCGGCGCCCTGCAGATCGAGGTGGGTGCGGTGATCGATGAAGGGGATGCGCAGCACAGCCGCAAAGAGCGACACGATGGCAGCAAGGAACACGGCGAAGTATGAACGTCGCATGGGCAGTCCTTTCGATGTGGGATAGACTTTCCAGTCTGGTGATTGGCCGACAGTTCGTCCAGCCTATCAAGAACACGCGTTATATCGCTGATTTTGACCCACTAAGTCCAATTGGGTTTATGTCACCGGTTGATACCAAGGCACTGTATCAAGCCACTTGCGTCCTTTTTCGGTGATTGCGTAGATCCGATGCCGAAGCTCACGCTGGTAATAAATGCGCATCCGCTCATCTGTCATCTTGGAGCCGTCGCGTTCTTCACGGGATGCGGGCTGGATACTCTCGGCGATCATGCCATGGCGCTCAAGCCATTTCAGCGTGCTCAGCCAGACCTTGGCTTGTGGCCCCTTTAGCGTCCATGCCGCATCGGGGAAAGTCCCGCACTCGCTTGGCCTCTGCCTCACGATCCTGTCACCATCGCGCAAACGGATCAGTATGACAATCTTCTTTTCGTGCGCCGTCAGCGCCATGCTTCAATCTCGCGCTCGTTGAGGTGCTTGGCGATTAGGCCCGCAGCGAAGTCCCTGTGGCGTTGGAATGTCGCCAAGGGCATCCCAAGCCGCTCCGCTACCTTTCGCCCGCTGAGGCCTCTCGCCTGTCCCTTGGCGGCGGCAATGAGAATGCGGCGATGGTCGGGGTATGCGCTCACCAGCTTGAGCCATGCCTTTTGATCGCCCTTGCCAAACAGCACGAGGTCGGATCTGCTGATTTCATGGCTGTTAGGCTTGATCCGCGCCAGGAGGCGCTTGCGGACGGTTGTTTCACCCTTCCTTTGCGCCTCGACCTCCATCAGCTTTTGCTCCTGAATGTCCGCCTTGCTGTATTCATAATCGGGCATAGCCGCCTTAAGACGCTTGTGACCCACGGGGCCGGTTGTTGCGTTTAGGACGCGGAAGGCTTGTGCCAGTGCATCTCTGACGCTCTTGGCGTCCCACTGGCGAGTCTTGGGGCGGTCGAGGGTGTTGGTGGTCATTGGTCGATTACCGCCTTCCATAGATCGTCTCTCGCGACATTTTCGAGTATCTGCTGGCACAGCTCCGGCAGTGTCATGTCCCGTGCCAGTGCCTCACTCGCATGCAGCGTCCGGTGCTTCGCCGAAAGCGGAATGCGCAGCTTTGCGTGGGTATGCTGATCACCATCGAGCCTGTAGCCCCAGAAGTTGACCATATGGGCGATGGTATTGGCCGTGTCCTGCTCGCCAAGGGCTTTCTCGATCGCAGGGGCAGACAGGCCGTGGCCGACATGCACGCCGATCCAGAAGGCTTTGCGGTTGTTCCAGCGTTCCGTGAAAAGCGGGTGCCCAAGCCTTTCCGGCTCGCCGCCGAACATGTGAAGCTGTTCCTCAGAAGGGCGGTTCGTCATTGGGCGTGCCCTCCATTTCGCGTTTCACATCATCGGGGAGTGACGGGGGCGGTTCTGGATCGTCTCGTGGCGGCTCAGGCTCTTGCACCTGCCGGCCGAGGCTCCAGACCACCTTCTTGTCGTTGTCCCTGCCCATGTACCCGGCATTGATGAGACTGATGGTGGTGCGCTTGAGGAAGGCGCCGAGTTCCTTGTTCCGGGCCTCGATCTCATCCTCTGGCGCGGTGAAGTTCATCTGCTTGCGGACATAGGCTACGAAATCGGGTTGCGACACGGCGCGCTTGACCTGCGGCCCTGCCCTGACCCCGGCCGGCATATCGGTGCCCTTGTCCTCCAGAGCGGCCATGAGAGCGTCGTAAACCAGCCTTTGGTCCGGAGACAGCGACCGGCGCTCTTTCGGCGGCTGCGCCTCATTTCTGGCTACGGGAACGCACACGCAAGTGGTGATCGCATCCCCGTCTGTGTCTATGCCCAGATGCACCACCTCGAGCGAGAGCTTCCACTTGATATTGTTGAGCCCGTTCTTGTTCTTGGTCAGCGTGACATAGCGGACGTGCCGCCCTTGGGCATCGAGGATTGGCCGGGGTTGATCCCGGCGATTGTCAGGGATGGTCATGGCGGGCTTGATCTCGATCACGTTCGACACGTTGGCCTCGATCGAGGTGTGGCCGCGAACCCTTGAGCCCGATGCGTTCATGTGGTGGACAAGGCAGATCGTGGCGCCTGTCTCGTCCTTGAGCCGGTTTATGCGGGCCAGCACCTTGCCGACCTCGGCCCCGTCGATCTCGTTGAGCCCTTCAGTGGCGACCGACCATGTGTCGATGATGATCAGTTCTACGGGCAGGCCGTAATACTCGGCCCATTCCCGCGCGATCTGGATCAGCTTGTTCACCGCGTCGTCGCTCATCAGCGAGAATTCGCGGTCCATGACGATGTAGGGAATGTCCTGATCGGGGCTGATGTCGTTGAACCGGCGATACCCCTCGGCCCGCATACGGACGCCCCTGCCGTCCTCAATGGCCAGATGGATCACGACGCCCTGCCGGGTCTTCTTTCCACCGTAGGGGAGCCCTCTGGCCACCTTCATGCCCATATCGAGAGCGGCGAAGGTCTTGCCCGCCTGTTTTTCGCCGGCCAGGATCACGACACCGTTGCGCTCGACAAGGTTCTTGATCAGCCAGTCATACTCGATCGGCTTGTCGGAAATGTCTGAAAAGGCGCGGCCGCCGAATCCTACCGGCTTTTGTGGGCGCCAGTCCGGCAACCCCACGATAATTTTTTCCAGCTCATTTGTGGTGCCGCCGAACTTCTCAACCCAATCGGTGATGTCGCCCTTTTCGGGGAAGCCCTCGATGATCTTGGCAAAGTCAAGAACCCGGATTCGACGGGCGAGGCCCTTCAGCGATCGGGCGATCTTTTCGGAGCGATCCCCGGCCACGTCATTGTCCAGAGCAATGATGACGTCGGCGCCCTTGAAGCAAGCCGCATGTGTATCATTCCAGTGCTTGGAGCCAGAACTGTTCGTGGTGCCGGTGAAGCCAAGGGCCTCGACTGTCTCGGCGTCCTTTTCGCCTTCGGTGATAATCACCGGGCGCCCCTCGGCTATGGCAATCTCTACCTCGGGATGACGATAGATCGTGTGGTCCACGCCCTCAAACCACCGGCTTTCATGGTCGGGCCATTCATCAGCTTTGCGCTGGTCCCACGGCGACCAATCCTTGCCGGGCCCGGGGCGGATATATTCGCCCTCGCGCAATCCCCACACCTTTGACCCATCAGGTAAACCGGAAGGGCGGCGCTGCCGGAAATCTTTCCATGTGCCCTTGCCGTCCTTGGTCCGCGCCCAGGAGCCATCCGGCATCCTGATCTGGATGCGGCAAACCTCATAAAGCATCCCGCCGTCATTGTCGGTGTAGGGGTAGGCTTCGACCAGAACACGCTTCTCGCGCACAGCGGAAGGCTGTGGCGGCGCTTTCTCTGCTCTGGGGTGTTCCGGTGCCCGCGCCGGCCCCTTAGTGTTATCGACGCCCTCTGGCAATGGAATGCCCGCAAGCTCGGCGACGGTCTTGACCGCGTCGGGGAACGTCATGCCCTGGCTTTCGATCAGGAACTTGAAGTGATCGCCAGATACGCCGCACCCAAAGCAATGATAGGACTGCTTGTCGTCGGTGGCGTGGAAGCTGGGCGTGCTTTCGCCGTGGAACGGGCAACACGCCCACTGATCGCCCTCGCGGCCCTTCCCTGCCTCATACGTGACGTATTCGCCGACAAGGCGCGTGATCGGCAGGGCGGAGCGCAGTTCGTCCAGATAGGCATCGGTGAAGCGCTCAGCCATTTGCCGCCCTCCTGTGCCCCTGAAGACCTTCCTCGATCTTCTGGGCCTCGTAATCAGCAAGGATGGCCTTGAACGTCCGCAGCAATGCCTTGGCCGCCTCATGGCTCTTGAAGTCGCCATGACGCTCCTGAAACCACACCGCGTCCTCACAGGACTTGATATGTCGGCGCAAGGCTCTCACCTTCCAATGTGTGGGCACGTCATTGCTCACGCCGTTGCCTCGACAGAATGGCGGTCGATAAACGAGAGGGTTTCGCGCAGGTCCTCGACCTCTTGCTCCAGCACGGGATCGGGCCGATACCGATTGCACTCGTCCATCTGGCGCTCGATGCGGTGAATGGCGCGACGGATTGCGCGCTTCATGTCGCGGGGTTTGGTGACGGCTTCGATCATAGGCGCGGCTCCGAAGCTCGTTTGTGCGTGGGGCAATAGCTCGAGCCTTCGACCTTGGGCGCGTTGCACATGCAAAACGTGTCATCCCTGGTCTCGCCCAAAGGCCAGCGGCAGCCATCGACCTGTTCGAGAGGAACGGGGTTCGTTCCGGGGAGCGGCTTCCAGACATTGGCGGCGAGGAGCTTCACCCCGTCCGAATCCGGGTTGGCGCGCAAAGGGCTGCTGGTCTGCCTGGTGTGGGTGCGCTCTGCCTTCATTGCCGATTGGCGGTTGGTCCGACGGGCCTTGTTGGCGTTGCCCATGACCCCGTCGCGGCTCAGGCGACCGATGACGCTGTTTCGGGTGCGCCCGATCTGTCCCGCGATCTGAGATGAACTGTAGCCCTTGCGATAAAGATCGGCGGCTTCGTCTTGCTGCGCCTGTGTCCACGGCCTAGCCATTGGTGATTACCTCCTCGCGCAGATCGATCGTTGCCGGGAGCATCTTGCGGACCGCCAAGAGCTGGCGCTCGCTCCCCTCCCATGGGTATTCGTGCTTGCCCACAAACCGCAGACCTTTGCGGATCATCGCGTTCAGGTCGCAATGGAGGAAAAGCCCATCCTCGTTTCTCAGCCGGAACATGGTTCCCTTGGGCCGCTGACGAACCACGTTGTGTACGGGTCGTATCGGCTCATTGGGGATCGTGGGGCGGGTTTCTGGCTCTTTAGCCTCTACTGCCTGCACAACCGGCTTTTTGGCCTCCTGCGGCTTCCCTGTGGCCAGGATTGCCTTCGTGGCCTTGCTCTGCCCTCCCGATGGTTTGGGCGGGAGCTTGAGCTTAAACCCGCTCGCATAGCTGCGCACCGTCGCAAGAGCGATGCCGGTTTCGTCGGCAATCTTTTCTGCCCACCAGTCGGGGTGTCCCTGATGGGCGTCAAAGATCATCTGTTTCTTCGTCTTAGTAGCAGGCGTGGCAGACTCCGGCGCCGCATGAGCCCGTTCGTCCGCGATCTCGCCCCGCGCCTTCAAAAGATAAACCTTTGCCGTCGAGATCGTGCATCCAGAAATGGTCGCCAGCGCTCGTGCATTGGCCTTCGGGTTCTTGCGCAGCGCTTCAAGGACGCGTTCGTATTTCGTGGCGGGCTGGGTAATGGTGGTGATGGGTTCGGGGGATGCACCAGCCGCGATCGGCTCTCTATCACCCCCCTGCGCAACCGTATTCACCTCTGCAAGCTGATCAGGAGCTACTGGCGGCTGCGGTTCGGTTTCGCCATCTCCCGCATATGAGCGGGCCTTGGCGATGAACTGGTCTATCTCGATCACGTCGAGCTTGAGCGCGAGGATCTGGTCGAGCTTGGTCTGACGATCGGCCTTTGCGGCCTCTATGATGTCGATGGTCATGCTGCGGCTCCAAACAGGTCGAGTTGATCGGGAACAAGCGTGTCGAGCCATTCGATAACAGCGCGGGCGTCACGGCAGGACGTGGCGCGATCGGACAGGCTCTTGCGAAGACGGGCACTGGCGGCTTCTATGGCTGTCTCCCGCGTCGGGGCGCGGTGATTGGTGTGGGGCGTGTGATCCACGTCCATCAGCGGCGACGAACTTCCCCAGCAGTCTCCGCTCCACAACTGGAATGACGTTGCCCAAATCCAGTGGGTGCCGAGATTGGCGAGGCGGATTTCGCCAAGAGGTCCGCCCCGCCAGTTCTTCACAGGGCGCGAGAGGGATAGCCGCTCGTCGGGCTCATAGACGCCGATCTCGTTGCACTGGCTCATGCTGCATCTCCGAAAAGCGATAGCTGGGATTCTCCGGTTGATGGCTGGCCGGGCTCTGCCTTGCGCTCGACGGCGGGCGCTACGGGCTGGGCAGGCTCTTGGACGTCGTCTTGATCGAAATCGACGCACACGATCTCGCAAATGGGCGAGACGCCGCGCCATTGATCCTTGAACATGGCGGTATCGACGCCACAGCCAGCCTCGAAATGCAGGCCAGTCTTTTGCTGAAAATCGAACGCCTTGCCGCTCTCTTGGCGCCGATAGCAGGGCTTGCCGCTGAACTCGAAGCCCGCCGACATCTGGGGCAAGATGAACACGCCAAAGTCGGCCATGTGCGCTGCAATATCGATGACGTGGAACTCGAAGGCGCTGCCCGTGTATCGCGGCGCGTTCTTGCTGCGCTTGATGGCGCCGAAAGGGGGATTGCTGATCGCGGCATGGAAGCGACCAAGGCCCATGTCCAGGACATCGAACACATCTCCGACGATCCATGTCGCTTCGGGCAGGAGCTTCTTGCCCACCTCGGAATAGGCCGGGTTGATCTCGACGCAGACGATCTCAAGGCTCTCGCGTTGGTAGTAGGACTGCTCCCAGAGAGCGAAGGACAAAGATCCGATACCGGCGCAAAGGTCGATCACGCGCCCGCTCAATTGCTGCAGCTCAATAGCGTGGTGCCGCGCAAGCTCGATCGGGGTGAAGAATGCGCCCGCAGAGCTATTGATGTGGGTCGCGCTCTCCTGCCAATTGTCGATGACGAACAGGCGCTCGTCGTGATTGAGCCAATCCTTTTTCAGAAGCTCACACGCTTGATCATGGGCCTTGGCCTGGGCTTTGGTGAGCTTCGCCATGGGCTACGCCTCCATAAGCGCCGGGCGGGCCTTGATGGCCTCGGCGTATTTGAGTTGGGGGTTCTGCTCGGCTGCGACGTGGCACCAGACGGCCAGAGCGTCTGCAGCATCGGCTTGAAGCGTGTCCGTATCCATCCACCCCCGGCGAAGGCATTCCGCCTGCACAGCGGGCTTTGCTTCGCCTTTAGGGTATGATCCGCGTCCGGTAAGGGTCTTGCGGGCTGCGCCAACCTTCACGAGGATTGGCCGGCGACCTGTCTTGATGAACGCCACGGTCTGCACGAGGAACTGCAGCCCGAGCAGCAATGACGATGTGTGCGCCGAATGCTGGCCGTTGCCTTCCCATGCCGCCTCGATCGCAACGATATCGGGTTGCATCACAGCGATCTGGTTCGATAGCCAGGTTAGAGCCTTCGCCCCGACTTCATGGTCTTCGTGCTGCGGCGTGCCGAAGCTCTTGGAGCCGGTTGCGGGGCGACCATCGGGTCGCCCGAAGGCAAAGCCCGTGCTCGTCTTGCTGAGGTCGAGGGCGAGGATTGAATGCATCAGTGAACCGCACCCTTGGCGAGTTCATCGAGCGCGGCCTGTCCCTCTGCCTGTTCGGCTTCATGGGCCTCACGGCTTTGCGCTGCGGCTTTCTGGGCAGCGGCAACAGCGGCCTCGCCCAATGGGGTATCGGCAAACAGGCCGAAGCTCTTGGCCGCGTCCTCGTAGACCTCGATCATGTCGTCAGACACGCCCTCGGCCAGCCGTTCCATCTTGCGCTCAAGCTCACGCTGTTTGAGCAGCGTGGTGAGGATATCGGAGGGAATGCCCAGTTCCTGCTTGGCCATCTTGATGCGGTTCTTTTCCCGCTTCGTGACGTTCATGGCCTTGCCGCGCGCCGTGGCCATGATGTCGGCCTTCTCCTCGCGCATTTCCTCGATCTCGGCGATGACGGCTGCCATGTCCTCGTCGTTGTACGTGTTCGACTTGTAGCCTTCGGCTTTCTTGGCGGTGCTCATGCGTGTTCGCTTTCCTGGTTGGGGGATTTCAGGACGATGCCGTCATCGGCGATGATCTCGCGGGCCTCGGCTTGGGCCCGGGTGTGGCCACGAAGCGGCTTGGGCGTCGGGGTGGCGCATATCTGGCAAGCCAGATCACCATCGTCGTCGGCGAATACGGGATCGTCATTGCCTATGGCCGCACCGCACTCGCACCGGTCACGATAGCCGCCAGGGAGGCATTCGCTGACCGTGGCGATCATCTCGTCAACCTCGCGCA